GAACTTTACCCCTACAAGGGGAGTCGTGTCCCTTTGTTCCTTTCGGGAGGTATCGGAGTCGTGTCTGATACCTCCTTTTTTTGTGGGATTATATCTTTTTGCATTGGTTCTTGACGGTTTAGTGGGGTTGTGCATTCTCGCACAAATGATTACTTCATCCGAAACTTTTGACGGACTAACAATTACTACTTATGAAAACCACAAAATCTACGTTGAAATGCAGCGACCAATCACCACCGAAGTCCTCCTCTCGCGGCTTGCCACGATCCGTGGAATTGATCAAAATAGGAGAAGCGCAGGAACGACTGGGCATGACCCAAGGCTCGTTCATGACGCTCCGGAAGCATCTGGGCATCGCGACAATTGGAAAGATGGTTAATTGGCCTACCGTCATCAAGCGCATTGAAGAATCTCAAAACCCAAACTAAACTAAAGAAAGGAAATATCATGTCATTTCTGACAAAAGACTACAAGCCGCTCCAACCATCCGGTGGGGGCTATTTCAAATTAAAGCCCGGTGAGAACCGGATTAGGATACTGGGGAGTATGAATGATGACCCGGTGACTGCCATTCAAGGCACGGTTGGATGGGGAACGGACTCCGAAGGCAAGCGCAAGCCGGACAGGATTGAACCCGGTCAAAAGGTGGATGCCAGTAAATACGAGGATAAGCCCAAGGAGTTCCACGCTTTCCTCGTATGGGACTATCAAGGGGGACAAGTCAGCATTATGGACGTTACCCAAGCTTCCATCATGGGTGAGATTATTTCTTTGGACAATGACCCCGATTGGGGAGACCCGCGCGACTACGACATCTCCATCGTAAAGACGGGTGAAGGGCTGGAGACTCGGTACAACACTACGCCGAAGCCCAAGAGCGAGCAGACCGGGGAGATCAAGAAAGCATTCGCGGACGCAGAAATAAACCTCATGGCGTTGTTCAGCGGTGACGATCCGTTCGCCCCGGTAGCCGGTGACGGGAAAGAACCATTCTGATGAGCGGACTTACGAAAGGAATCAGCAACGCTGAGTATCACGGTAGTGACGAACTCAGCAGAAGCACGGCAAGCAACCTGCTGACCACTTCACCTGCGAAGGTGCGGTATGAGCGGGACAACCCCCGCCCCTCGTCCCTGCCGCTGATCATGGGCGGTTGCTTCCACGGCATGGTGCTAGAGCCGGAATGCTTGGACGTGGAGTATGCAATCAAGCCCCCTGACATAGACGGAAAGAGTCCCTTGACCAAGTATTACAAAGAGACCTTCGCGGCAATGCAGGAGGAGCGTCCTCATGCCCAGTGGCTGAAGGCTGACGAGTGGAAGACGTGCATTGGCATGGCGGAAGCAGTCTTGGATAATCCCGTATTCACCCACTATGCGAGCGATGTGGACGCGATTGCTGAAGGTTCAGGTTTTTTTCAATATAACGGCGCGTCCTGTAAAGTACGACCAGACCTGTACACGAGCGATGGAACGATCATTGATTTGAAGAGCACGCAGGACGCTTCCGAAGCTGGTTTCCGATCCTCAATTCGCAAATTCAAATACGATTTCCAGGCGTGCTACTACTTGGAAGCGTTGCGAGCGTTGGGTTTACCCGCCAAGCAATTCATCTTCATCGTAGTAGAGAAGGTAGCCCCTTTCAGTGTGGCTTCTTATACTCTGACCGCGAGCGAGATTGACCGCCAGAAACCTCGTATGCAAAAGGCGTGTACCATTTGGGCCACGTGCATGGAAACGGGAGTGTGGCCCGGATACCCACAGGAGGTAGTGACCTTGGATCTCAGCCGTTACGGCGACAACCAGAGGCTGTCACTCTCTCAGGTGGCTGAGAAATTCGGGATCAGTCGGACGTTCGTATACACGGTAATAAAAGAATACGAACTTGAAACAATCTACGTGGGCAACCAGCGGCGAGTGGATCTCACCGCATTTTCAAACGCTCTACGAAATCACAATGAAGGGAAAAAAGCGGCATGATTAAAAGTAAATACAATGCAAAAACACACAGCAGTTTGATTTATCTGCACAAAAAAAAGTTATGGGTAAACCCTTCCCATATTGTTGCGATAACACCAAGGTCTAAAATTATTGACGGGAAGATGGTGAAACTTACGGATTCATGGACGGTAAACTTGTCCGATGGCGATTGCAGTTTTCATGTTGGCGACAATGACATGGAAACCTTGGGAATCTTTTTGGAGGTAGAAGACGAATGATAACTGATGAGGAATTGAAAGACTTGGAATCCTGTCAATCTGCGGATGATTGGAGCGCCGCTTGCAACAAAATCAAAGCGGCGCGCGGAGGGATGTACCCTGACGATTGGTGGGATAAAGTGAAGTTGTCCGGCATGATGGACAGGATCATGGACAGGTGGGGCGAGAACTCGGACTTAACTCTAACACGGATAATCTTATGAACGACTTGAAACAACACATAAATACGGCTCTTGATCTGGCGCAGACGCATCTGGACGAGGGCAACATAGAAGGGGCGCTCATCTGCCAGCAAGGAGCACTGAGGCAGGTTGCCGCACTCCTCGCCGGGGAGACTGAGACAACGGTATTGGAAGGGGCTACGGTGGACTGCGATGAATGAGAAGAAGATTAGAAGTATGATGAATCCCATCTTCTACCTTTACCAAGAAAAGGATACTGAGTTGTGGGGAATCTGTTTACGCCAATGGGATTCTCCGTTTGGCGAGATGCATGAAGACAAGGAGGAATGCATAAAAGCCTTTCGCAAGGTTCATCCGGATTTGCATCTATACACGGACTACGAGTCTGCGAATAAAGAATATCACGCTTGGAAGCCTAAGTTTTTCCGTGCTTTTGAAAAGTTTGCCATGAACAAACTTAAACAAGAGAGAGATGCCAAACAGAACCAGCGAGCATGAAATTCTGGATAGCATGTAACCCGCCAAGGAGCACTGCCCAATCGCAGAAGCGTATCGGAATGCGGGGGAAGATACCCATGATGTACACTACCGCAAAAGGGAAGGCGCAGGAAGCCGACTTCATGAGCCTCTTGCATCCCTACCGCCCTGTACAGCCTTACGATGGGGCGTTGAGGCTTGGCATCTCCTACTGCCTTCCTCTGCTGAAGACAGAGAAGAAAGCAATCAAGGAGCAGGGCTGGACTACGCACTCAAAGCGCCCGGATTGTGATAATATTTGTAAGATGTTTTTAGATTCTATGGGAAAGTTGCTTTTCTTTTCGGAGGACTCGCGCATTGTGCATCTAAGCTTCAAGAAGTACCGCAGTGAGAGTCCCGGCATAGGCGTGACGCTAGAGCACGTTACGGACGAGCAAGTGGGAGATCCACGCCAGTTTATACAGGGCTAACTACACTAGAAAACATAACTGTATTCGTCTGCTTACAGGTGGACGATGCGACCGCATGGAAAGGAAACTATGAACAAGGAACTGCGCCTGAAATTCAACCCCGCAAGCTATGCCATTCTGGAGAGCCGCAAGGCTGAGATAAGCAACCGGACGGGCGACGTCATCTCATGGTCATATGCCATCAATCAATGCATGGAAACCCTCCATGAACTGACCGAAGAACACAACAGCTTAGTCCAAGAACATGAAGACTTAATGCGCCGCCATCATGCCGCTACCGCGCCACCCCCCCTGCGCCTCCACGTGCGGGAGTCAGTAGACCTAAATATTAAAGAAAAAAATATAAAAAAAGAAAGCGACACCCCTCAAACCGGGAAACCGAAGAAACGAGGACTCCATCTTTTGCCCAAAGACTTCTCCCCTCCACGATCCATCGCTTCAGAGGCTGGCATAGACCATCAAGGCGCATTGGAATGCTTCACTGATTGGGCAAACTCCAAGGGCAAGAAGTACAAGGATTGGACTGCGACCTTTCGTGGAGCGTGCAAGTCATGGCTGAAGGAAAGGTATCCCCATCTGAGACGCATTCCAATCCACCCACACGGCAACACTGAGATCCTGCGTGACGAGGACATGGACGACACCCGCCCTAGCCTCGTGTGACTGACTCCCTAGCAGAGACTGCGGTACTCGCCGCGATGATGGCTGACGACACCAACCGATCCGCCGCGCAAGCGATGGAACACCTGACCGCTGACGATTTCACCTCCGACACCAATAAGACTCTTTTTGAGGCGTGCCGCACGCTGACCGCCCCGTATAACGAGATTGACGTGGCGATGGAGTCCGGACTGACCGCCTCGTGCATGGAAGTAGCCAAGATGCATGGTGGTGGAGACGTCACCCGCTACATAGACCTCCTCATTGCTTCAAGGCAAACCACCCTAGTGCGAGCCGCCCTCCTTACGGCTACCGACTCCCTCGCAGAAGGAGATCCGCAACAAGTAGCTTCGGACTTCATAGCTTCTTGCTCAACAGCTTTAGCTTCCCGCCGCCATGCGGTATCCTGCGGGATCGCAGTGAAATCCGCGCTTGCCGACTTTCTGGCAACCAACGAAGGTGGGCCAGACGCATTGAGCACAGGCTTCAACAGCCTAGATGAATTACTGGGTGGTGGTTTCCGCCGTTCCACAGTATCAGTGATTGCCGCTCGTCCGGGGGTTGGTAAATCAGCCCTGGCTTTATGGTTCACGCTTGCCACCGCAGAACATGGCAAGAAGACAGCGTACGTCTCCTTGGAGATGAGCGCCACGGAGTGCGGCGCTAGACTGCTTACCGCAACTTCGGGGCAACGCAGACCATACCACAAGGGCGGCTACTCTCACGAGAACATCTCCGAACTCCACGACACCGCCAGCGCCATGAGCACTTGGCCCATTCGGTTCAAAGACGATGCGGAGGACTCGTTGGACAGCATCATAGCTTTTGTGCAACGGGAGTCCATTGAACGTGGCGTTGACCTCGTGGTGGTTGACTATCTCCAACTGGTCAACGCTCCCGGTGAGAGCACCTACCAGCGGGTTTCTCATGCGAGCCGCGCCTTCAAAAAGCTATCAATGCAACAGGACTTACCCGTAATCGTGCTTTCTCAGTTGAGCCGCGCTCTTGAAACCCAAGGCAGAGCACCCGCTCTCTCCGACCTCAAGGATTCGGGTAGCATTGAACAAGATGCCGATATCGTAATGCTTCTGAGTAGAGCAGGTGAGTCCGATACCGCAGACACCGACACCCTGTGCGTACACCTGGCGAAGAACCGCAACGGCCCAGGCGGAAAGGTAAACCTAACATTTGAGAAAGCGTTCGGGCGCTTCAAGCTGCCTGAACGCCTCAACTGACTACGGTAAACCTCATGGTGATACGAGAAGCATCGTATGAGGCTTGTACGCATACCTGTAGATCGTTTCACTTGCTTCCACGATAGAAGACCTATGTCGCAGGGTTGGAAGCCCTCTCAGCGTCCCGTATGAGCTTGCATGGTTTCTCCCCACGTAAAAGCGGGGCAAGGTTCACGACTCCCTCACCCCGCAGGATCTCACGACTGAAACAAATTATTTATAGCGTCAACCTCGCCCCTCTCCCTCGTATGGCTGGGTCATGCCTTCCTCGCTCTCAGGTTTCAGTTGTCCATCCCCCGATGCGTTAGGCATATTTCTGATGAAGCTAACGTAACGAGCATACTCGTACCCTTGGGTGTCTATGATGAAAATAGATTTAGTCTCCTTATCAATGGCTATGTAAAACTGTTGAGTGCCATCCAGTTTATCACTGAAGAATCCATGATCCCAAGACTCGTCAATCGTTACAACGGGCAAGTCGTCAATGAGTTTTTGAAGTTCAGTAGACAGTAGATCGTAATCAATATGGGTATGCACCTCCTCAATTCCCAAAGGTTTTCCGGAGAATCCAAGCTCAACAAACTCCCAGTAAAGTTTCTTCCCGTATCTCTCTATGGCTTCCTTGCCTTCAGCTTTCATCTCCTCGTGCTCCTTTACGGTTTTGTCCACGTCGGTTTTACTCATGCCGGTCATCTTCATCACGGCTCTTGCCTGTTTCTCCTCACCGGAGTCCAGTAATTGGATCACGTCCCTAGTGCATAAGTCCGATAAGGCGTGTTCTACTACTTGTTCAGCTTTCATTGCGTCTCTCCTTGCAGTTGAATCGTCCACGACTTGATTGATGAAAAAGAAACTCCAATAGAGCCAGCGAGCAGTTCGCCGTCTTTATCGTATTCTCTTAGCGAAACCATGACGTCAGTTACGTCGTCCAATTGGACAACGAAATCATCTATGCGAAATTCCGCCCCGTGCTCGTTGATTAATAACGCGCCCTTCAAGGCCGTTAATGGTAGTTGTGAGTTGCCGTCTATCTTCATGTTATTTCTCCTCCTTCCCGCCAAACATACGTTTCACTTGGTCTTCCGTTAGTTTCCACTGGCGGTCACCCGAAGCGTTGCCAACCTGCCAAGGCATCTTTCGCGCCTTACTGTTGTATCCTTGCAGGGTCACCTTCCAACCGTGGATCGCGCCTATCTTGTTCAAGTCAAGATTGTACTGCTCCGCATATAACTCAAGCATCCGCTTCTCTCGCGACACCGCGCCCTCCTTGGTAACCTTTACCTTGAAGGTGGCTTCGCCGCCACTGTAACTACAGTTGCCAACGTCAATCGTTCCCTTGATCCCCGCCGCATCAAGTGCGGTTTGCATTGCTTCGCGTAGCGCTTTTAGCTCCGGTTTCGCGTATTCGGTTTCCATATCAACTGCCCTCCTTCTCGCCCAATTTAGCGATGGGCGCGGCGCATTTCTTGATGATGGTTTGCTTGATGAACTCCTTGTCCTTTTCAGAGAAGCCCACGCCCATGATTACCACGTGGCTGTCAAACCAGTTGTCTTTTTTAGTCTTAATCTTGCGTTTCATTGTCATGTTATCAGTTCCTTTCATTTGATCGTTACCTTTACGTTTTCCTGCCTCATCAAATTGGCGGTTAGCTCTGCTACCGGTAGCTCAATCAGTCCACTTTCGCCGTGGACAATCATGGACAGTATGTCATCGCGACTCATGCCTTTCAGCTTCTCTTCGGCTTTTGCCCAAAGCAATTCCGCAAACCGCTCTTGGTCAGCGTCAGTCCAGTTCCCTAGCGCGCTCATTATTGCCTCCGGCTCTTCACTTACTTTAGGCGAGATATCCAAGAATGCCCTGCAAGCGAGCGTCAACTGCTCAATGGCTTTCTCGTGCTCTATATCGCCTTCCTCAAGCGCCATCATGGTATGCACCACGTCATAGTGCAAATCGTCCTTGTCCGTCTTGGTTGCACTCATTTGGATACCTCCTTCATGACTTCCGCAAAACTGTTCGTGCTCAAAACGTGCCTCACTTCAGCGAAGTAATGAAACTCCGTTTCTCCTTCAGCCGGTTCGCTCATGTTGAGATGGTATCTGAGATGCGGCGTGTCCGCATGTAGCGAACGGTACTTGGCGTAGTCTATGCCCAACGTGTGTCCGGTCTTGCGGTTTCCCCAAAAGGGGAAGTCATCCAGACGATATGATATGTCCTCAAATCCGGCGCTCGCCAACTGACTCTGATCCATGTCTCGTGGCGCTCGCCATTTCGGGTGCTCTGTTTGGTAGCTCATGTTTTTAGTTCCTTTCCGGGTGTAATGGTTGTAGTCGCATAGCCTATCCTCATGACCGCTTTGCCGTCTTTCTCTATGTCGGCTATCAGTCGCTCCAGAGGGTAGCCCAGTTCATCGTCCTGCATTTCAAACAAGTCGCTTACGTGTGTCGTCTCATTCTCTTCCGGACGGTAAGTGTTTTCGTAAACGCATTCGTAGCTCAAGTGCTTTTTGTGTCTTCGCTCTAGGTCTTCAGTGTACCTAAGTAGGTTGGCTCTCTCAGCTTTCTCGTAATCTGAAAGCCATGACACAACTGAATCCCATTTCTCTTCCTCAACCCACATGCTTGCGAAACCTCCGCATTCAATGTCTAGTTTCTCTTGGATGTGGCGGAACGCGCAATGCAACGCCTCTTCGGCGTGTGCTTCCATTGTTTCTTCTTCGGTTTCGGGCTTCATTTGGATACCTCCAATAACCGGTGCAAGTGCTTCGCCTCATTACCCCGCTCGTGAAGGCGTATATAGCATACTTCCGCGCCTTGTTCCTTGTTATGGAAGTCCTTGTCCAATCCCTTGCCGTCAACGGTATTTCTCGCCAACCCCAGCCTTGTGATGCCGTTCTCGCCTTCCATCATATCTTGTAGTCTGGAAAGCACTGCGTCTATGAATGCAGGGTTGCCGTCAATACGTATGCCGCAAGCCCCGTAGGTGCTTCCCGTGCTTTTGTATGCCAGCGGTCTCATATGCTCCATTATGGGTTGCCCCGGTGTGAGTTGTTTCCAATGTTCAAGCGTTTCTTTTTTAGTCATGTCGTGATTCCTCCTAGTTAGTCGTGTTTTAGTTGTCGTATCTTTCTCATACTGATCACCGTTGCGATCAGCATGGCTATTATGAATGTGGTCATTTCTCGCCCTTCTCTTTTAGCGCGTCCTCATACGCCTTGATCAGAATCTCCACGCATAACAGTTGATCACTTGTGAGCTTCGCAACATGTCGCAAATATGAGATTGTTTCACCTATTCCAATGCCTTCGTTAGTCATGTCGTGTTTCTCCTATTTGGTTTCCTTTTCAAGTTCTGTAATGAGGCGCAAAGTTTCACGCTTTTCTCTAAGCATGTTTCTTTCCCAAGCTTTTTCGCCGTGGAAGCGCGCCAACCGTAGCTCCTTTTCAATTTCTTTCAGTGTTTCATTGGCTTGTAACCATTGATCTTTTGTAGTCATGTCGTGATTTCTCCTAGTTAAGTTTAAGTTTAAGTTTCAATTGCCTAGCCTTTGCTCGCCGGAACCGCCGCCTATCTCCCGCCGTGCTCGCTGGCTCGCTGATTTGCTTCCGTTTCTCGCTTGGCAATTTGCCGCTCGCGATTAGCTCTGCTATTAGTTCTGAGATGTGGTGAGGTTTCATGATGCCAATTCCCTTTCCATTTCATCAATAGTCATGTTTCTATTTCCTTTCTTATCGTGATTTGTGCGCCGTCTGGCGCTTGTCGTGAGTTAGTTTAAAGGCTATTGTAACGAGCCATGCGTTTCTGATAGTGCGCGCGGTTTCCGTTACCGTGCAGACTATGAAACAAATTGTATTGCGCCGCGAAAAGCATATCCATGCCGCCGCCGCCAATTCTCCCGTTTTTATCCACTCCCGCAAGGTCAAGAATCAACTTGTCGCCAATGTGGACAAGTCTATTTCTGTAAGTGTATGCAAGCGCGATAGTGCGGCTCATTCCACTTCTGGAAACGGTTTCCACTCGTGTATAGTATTTGCCGCCGGTTAGTGCGTTTTTAATGCGCGTCAATTGCTCGCGATATAGCCTTGCGGTGCTTTCCGTATATTCTGCGATTCGTTCCTTTTCCCTGTCAAATGCATGGGTCAAGTGCTTTGCGTAAAAAGCCAGATGGTCTCTTGCGCTTTGCGTTGCAAGTCTGTCTGCGAGTCTCTCAATATGTCTTGTAGTTTTCATGTCGTGATTTCTCCTATTCTTACTTGGTTAGTTTATTGGAAATGTAATAATGCCTTGAGTAATAGCCTAGCGAACCGGTCTCGCTGTCATCGCTGTCTATAAAGCCAAAGCCCCTGTAGCTGTCCGTACTGTGTAAAACGCTTTCTAGCACGTCGCACAGTCCCATTTTGTAGCCTACAGTCGCATATTCGTCTTTGCGTGTGAGGTTTTGGTTAACGTACTTGATAAGAGTTGAGACGCTTGTTGTTTTTCTCATGATGTCGTGATTTCTTGGGCTTGATTGCCGTGATTAAAACTGTCAACAAAAACGCATATTTCACAAGGCTTGGCAAGGTTTATTATTCGTTCTACACTGTTCAAGCGGTTTGCAAGGCGAAAATAGTTGAGAAATAAAACTTGCGGAAATTTGGTTTGCTCACCGGCTCGCGCTTTTCCTTAATGAGAATGCGTTATCAATAAGCATTTCTTCCTACTCCCTTTGACCGGCAAACCGCCGGGCGCGCGAACCTGCCCCGAACGCCCCGCAAGCTTGCCCCGGTTGCCCCGGTTCGCGAACCATGCCCCGGTTGCCCTGTTTGCGTGCTCAAAAGTTGTCCAATCTGGCTTTATCTGGCTTTTCCGACAGTTGCAACCGGCAAGCCCCGCATAAACAGTGACGCGCTTGGCTAATTAGACATAATGCTTAATGTGCGAAGTGAAATCCTCACATGCGTTATGCGCTTTAAAACTCGTAAAAAAAAGATTTTTGGAAACGATTACAAAAAACATAGGGGGCGGGGGCTTTGAAAATTTTCGCGTTTTTTTCTATAATTCATCACACCCCCCTGCAATTTTTTCCGCATAAGCGCCACGCCCCCGGACTGCACGCCGCCTCACCACGCGGCACGGTAGACCGCTACCTAGTCTTCGCTTGCCTCTTGAGCGTTCTCATCCTGCACGACCCTCATTTTGCCTGACTTGAGAACTTCACGGACTTGAGTCGGTGTCATGGCGGACGCGCCCAACTTGACGTTGGCATTGGCGGTGATGGTGGACGGTCTGCCTGAGACGGTCATATAGTTGCTTATGAGGGTGTTGACGGCGAAGGCCAGGTGGTGAGCGGGAATATCGTCTATCTTGCGGTGTAGGGTGTCCAATGACTCGTTTACCATGACACTCAGCTTGTTGCGCACTTGATCAAGGAACTCCTGGTCAGTAAGGCCCAGAACTTCCTTCACCAGCGTATGGGCATCCTTCTTGAGGATCTTGCCATCCGCCGCATCGTGGATGACGTTGGTGGCGACTTCTTGGTTTTGTGTTCTGGAAGCCACTTTGGCGGCGGCTCTCATCATTTTGTTTTGGTTCAATCGCTTCTTGAATGCTTGTTTTTGCATAATGTTCTTGCCATTGTTATATAATAATGCGGTTTGGTCAATGACAGACGATATGAGTCCCGAAGGAGTGAGAGCGTATGCATTGATGATTGAGGCTGGCATCAGCTTGGATCGTTTTGGTGAATTGTGTGGAGTGAAGGTAGGTAGCGTGAGGGCGGCGCTGAGCAGCGGCAGGTTGAGCAAGGTCATGATGGGGGTGTTGCATGAGATGTCCAACGAGGCGCAGGTGGATCGGATGGTGGAGGAAGCGAAGCGTGTGGACGAGGTGGAGGACGAGCGTGAGGCTGAGACCGGAGAGCGGATGGGAAAGGTGTACGCCATTCCTAGGAACAAGTATTTGAGGTTGGTTGAGTTCAAGGACGGGAGTCATGGAAAGTTTCGCACCAAGGACGGCAAGTTCGGCGTTGGAAGCGTGGCTAAGTTGGTGGAGGGGGTTAACGGCATGTGGGACGTGGTGGGTGATTACGACAGGAGGAGCAGGTTGCGTGAGAGTTAGGGTGAAGAATGGAGGGGCTACGGGGTTTGACGGTCGCAAGGTGACTAACGAGGCTACCATTACGCTATGGGTCACCAAGGTGTTCAAGGAGCGTGTTTGGGTAGCTGCTGCTAAGAAGAAGTTGAGCGTGAGTGAGTATTTGCGTAGGTTGGCGAACGAGGACATGGCATGAAGTTCATCAGCTTGTTCGCCGGGGTAGGAGGATTTGACGAAGGCATGCGCAGGGCTAATCACGAGTGCGTGGCAATGGTGGAGTGGGACAAGGCTGCTGCCGGGGTATTGGCGTATCGTTACCCCGACGTACCGTTGTATTGCGACGTGAGTGAGGTTGAGGCGGATGATCTGCCTGACTGTGATTTTTTAACGTACGGATTCCCGTGCCAGGATTTGTCGGTAGCGGGAAAAAGGAAAGGATTGGAGGGTGAACGCAGTGGATTGTTCTTTGAAGCGACAAGAATCATCAAGGGGCTTGCAGGGCGACCTGTTTGCGGAGATGCCGCCGGAGGAAGCCGGTTTCGGTTTGCGGTGGCGGAAAACGTCAAGGGATTGTTCTCTGCTGACGATGGTCACGCATTTGCAAGGTGCATCCGAGAGTTACAAGAATGCGGGGCTAGTGAGATCGGATGGTCAGTATACGACAGCCAATATTTCGGATTGGCGCAAAGGCGGAAGCGCGTGTTCATTGTCAGCGATTTTGGAGGTGAATCCTGCGACCAAATACTTGCTGTCACGGAAAGCTTGCATGGGAATCCTGCGCCGGAGCGAGAAGCGGGGAAAGGTGCTCCCGCCGGTACTGGACGAGGCTTTACGCCAAGTAGCTATGGCGGATACGAGCGAGGGTGTGGAACGCTCCGAAGCGAGGGAGGAGACATAGGAGGTGGTAGTGAGACGCTGGCGGTAGCTAGAATGCGAGCCTTTGGCGACTACGAGGTAGATGGCACGGTAAGCGCCATGAAGGCGAGAGACCACAAGGACGCTACTGATTTGGTCATCCAAGCCCAAGGGGCAGACGTGTACAACGGCGAGGTGACGGGTGACACTGCGGCGACAGTGACCTCTGCCACGGGGATAGCGAATGCGAGTGGGCCGAAGGTGATGTATGAGACCGGTCAAGGCTATTGGCAGGAAGGCGAGCATTCGGGGTGTTTGCGAGCAGAGGGCGAGAATCGTCCTAGTCGCCCCTCTAATGTAGTCTGCTCATGGAATGGTGACGTCACCCCAAAATCCTCCGAAGACGTGAGCGTTACTTTGCGTTCCCAGCAGGGTGGGGAAGGAGTTGGCGTGGCGTTTACTGCCTCTGACCGCAGCAACAAGGCTGGATGGACTTCGGATGTGCATGGATCTCTAAACTGCCAGATGCAGTCCGACACGAGTAATTTGCAGATGGGTGTGTTGCAGGAGGACACCCCTCAAATGAACACCACCCTAGACCGAGTGGACGGTAAGACGGTGGAGGGCATGTGCGAGATGCGTGGAGCTACTATGGTGAGGCGTTTGACCCCAATGGAGTGTGAACGTCTTCAAGGCTTTCCGGACGGCTGGACGAGCAAGCGTTGCATCTTGGAGTTGGATGGAAACGAGTGGAAGCCCACGGGAGAGGTGGAGGAGCAGAAGGACGGGCCACGCTACCGCCAGATGGGCAATGCGGTCAGCGTACCCGTAGCGGAGTACATAGGACGCAGAATGGCGGAAGCGGTGGATGAGTGAGCACGCCATCTCCACTCGCGGCAGTCGCTCCCTGGATGAGACACCGTGGACTGACGGAACGCGCTTCAGCAATAGTGATTGGAGGAAGTTTGACTTGGCGATGCGGCGCTTCTGGGGGAAGAAGCAATTGGCGTACCGTGGGGGCGAGAAGGTTCGCACGAAGATAGAGCGGAACAAGCCGAGTAGAACTTTATTTGACGTAAAATGGAATCCGAAACAAAAGAAGTGACGCTATGAACACGAAGCGCAGGGGTAGTCAGTACGAGGCTGCGTTCGTCACACAGGCGTTGAAGCGTGGGTTGGACATCCTGGAGCCTGTCGGTGACTACATGATTTACGACTTGATGGTATCCAACTCCGCAGGACGCATACAGCGCGTACAGGTGAAGGGGACTTCTTCCCAAATAAAGAACAAACCGGGTTACAAGATCGTGGCCGCGAGCGGAAACTTGAAGAAAGTGCCGCTGAACCCTGACGAGGTGGACGTATTGGCGGCATACGTAGAGCCGTGCGACGTATGGTACTTGATACCCGTGCGGAAGTTGGATGGCGGGATCAGCGTATATTTGAATCCGGCGACCAAGGTGAACGCCAAGTACGAGGTATGGAAGGAGGCATGGAACGTCTTCCACAACGGCGGGACACCGGGGTGAAGGGGGATGGAACTCCACATGATGATATTTTGGATTGCGGTAATATGGATGGCTTGGACGCTGTCCAGGGGGTTGAAACATTGACTGCTCTGGCTCTGGCGGCGGTCTGGGACGATCCTAATGACGGGGAAATGACTATGGACGAGGACTATGAATATGAAAAAGACAAAGTGTTGGATAAGCGGAGCGCTGCCGGATGGAGCTTATGTGCCGCATGTGGGGTGGAAGTCCATGATGACGACGTCGCAGAAGGGACAGGATGTGATTGCCTCGCCGGAGCAGAATAAGTGCATGGCGAGTTTCCATGCCTACGACGTGGACACCGTATTGCGTTACGGGATGTCGGCTGAAGTATTGGAACAGGTGGATGACTTTCGCCAATGGTTGCGAAACGTGGTGAAGCACGGTGGCCCTGAGATGAACGGCGAGTTGCTCTATGATGCCGCCACCGCGATGCGTATATGGGAAGCGTTCAACAACAAAGTCGCCAACGACAATTAGGGTGTGGAACAAGTATCGTTGGAGAAGGTTCGGGAGGTATTCACTTCATACCGTTGCGAAGGGTTGCGCGTCCTGTGTGAAACGCCTTGGGCCGAAACCATTGGAATTAAGCCGGGAAACCTTGAATCGGATACGGGAAGCTGGCTCGTTGGAGATGAGGAGATCCCGGCTGCAACGCTTGAAGCGGCGTTAGTGGTGGCATGTGAGATGGTGAATCGTGGCTAGCATAACCTACGCAGATGAAATAGACCCGTACTTTGGCATCCCGTGGCCCGAAGGGCAGTTGAGGTATGACAAGGGAAACTTGGTATGCGCGTTGAGCGACTACGAGGTGGACGAACTTACGGAACGAGATCCTGCGCAAGCTGAGACGCTCACCAGACTACTGCTAGACCAGCCGAAAGCGGAGAAGGACGATCCCATAGCGTGGGGATGGACTTTGCCCAGTTGGCGCAGGGTGATGGAAACGTGGGGCGACACCAAGCTGCACGTCATACTTGGAGGGAATCGCTCGTCCAAATCCTGTTTTGCATCCCGCATGTTGATGCACATGGCGATGCAGATACCGGAAGCTGAACTGCGCTCCATGCACGTCAGCGAGGAGCGCAGCATATCGGATGCCCAGAAGTATCTGCACGCCGCCCTACCCATGCGTTACAAGCGTGGCAGCAAGAAGAGCGTGAACCACAGTTTGCTGTACAGTCAGAAGAACGGCTATTCAGACAACAAGATGATTTTGCCACCGTCTGACGATACCGTGGAGCGCGGAAGCACGGTTTATTTCAACAATTACCGGCAGTACATGGCGGATGCCCAAATCTTTGAGGGCTGGAATGCTCACTGCATAGCGTGTGACGAAGAAATCAGTGAGGACATTTTCAACACTTTGCTCGCTCGCCTGACCGACTTTCACGGCAGACTGATTTTGACCTTCACTACTTTGCAGGGTTGGACACCACTCATAAACACGCTGTTAAAGGGGGCTGAAGTGGTGGAGAAGCGGTACTCCAAGCTGATTGGGAGAGACCTCCCCGTGGAGCAGATAAGCGCCAATTGGCCCGATTGCCGAATATACAACTGGTGGAGCAGTGATTCACCCTTCATAGATTCGGGCGAGTTAGTCCGCACTTACTCCAAGCAGTCATTGGAAGTGAAGCTCGCCAGACTCTTCGGCATACCCAGCAAGAGTTTTCATGGACGCTTCCCGAAGTTCAATCGGGAGGTGAACGTCATACCGCACGACCAGATACCGTTCATAAAAGATCCGACTTTGAGGGTCACCCGATACTTCGCTTGCGATCCCGGCGGAAGCAAGCCCTGGGTAGCCATATGGGCGGCTGTGCTGGATACGGGACACGTATACGTCTACCGGGAGTTCCCAGACCAGACGATGGGCGCATGGGCGTTGCCCCACGTAAACGGGGCGGGACGCTCCACGGGAAAACCCGGCCCCGGTCAAAAGCCACTAGGCTGGGGATATGCGGACTACAGTACCTACTTCAAGGATCAGGAGCAGGGGGAGGAAATATTTGAGCGCATAGTTGACCCGCGAATGGGCGCTGCCACGGTACGTACCAAAGAAGGTACGAGTAACATCATAAACAGCATGACCGACTTGGGGTTCGTGTTTCGCGCCGCGCCGGGACAGGAGATAGAGAGCGGGTGCGCCGCGATAAACGACTTGCTCAGTTGGGACGAGGCGGAACCGCTAACGGAGAAGAATTGCCCGAAGCTGTACGTCAGCGACCAGTGCGACAATACCATCACCAGCCTCATGGAATACACGGGAACCGGTGGATCTGCTGAACATTTCAAAGATTACCCGGACTGCATTCGGTATCTCGTCACCAGTGGCGCGGAATACGTCACTCACAACATGCTCCAGACCACGGGTGGTGGTGGATATTAGTTGACGCTTATTGAGTCGTATTGTAGTTTTGCAATGCAACTATGGATGCAAGCGATCCAGAACTCCTGTACGCAAGTAAAGAACCGGACGTAGATTATCTGATTCAGGCGTACAAGACTACGCAGAGCGATCTTGGTGAGTGGCTAGACCGCCGCCAACGCGATTGGGATGTGCGAAATTGCCAGTGGGCGGGTAAGAGCAGCGACTTCAAGAAGCACTCTTCCCTGGTTTCCACCGGCGAGGTATTTCCTTGGCAAGGGGCAAGTGACCAGGAAGTAAGACTAGCTGACGAACTGATCGG